GCGCTATCATCGCAATCGCAGCGATTGCCCTTGCTGGCTGCGCTTCAACGCAAGCCGTTCTCGACAAACCCGCAAAGCACGTTGTCCAATCCGACAAGCCTGCATCCGAGATTGTCTTTTGCTTGAGCAACAAGACTAACATCACGCCTCTCACACAGGCGGACGGGTCAAATCTGTTCCTGATTAAGAACAATTACGGTGCGGTTGGTGCTGCGATCACGGTCACACCGGCAGGCGACGGTTCCCGCGTGGAATACCGAAAGCAATTCGCAACGTTCGGGACGTGGTGGCGTGAATGCGCGGGGGTTGCGGATGATGGTGGCTAGGTGTATTCTGTTAATGAAAACACCGAATTTCCTGAAAGCAGGATAAATCGCAATGCCTAAGGGCAATCCTAACCCATCACCTAAGACCCGCTTCAAAAAAGGCGAGAGCGGCAATCCCGGCGGCAAGACTGCCGAGCAAGTGGCTATTGAGCGGCGCAATGCTGACAGGGCTATGCGCATCCGTGAGAAGGCCCTTATTGCGCTTGAGAACCTTTTGGACGGGAAAGAGGATAGCCAAGTTGCTGGCATGATACTTGATGCGCAAGCCCTGCGGTTGCTTAAGGACGCCGAGGATCGGGGGCTTGGCGCGCCTGTGCAGGACATTAAGAACAGCGATGGCAGTTTGTCCGACCGCCCAGATGCAATCCTGTCCGCCCTAGAGCGCAAGCATCGTGACGGCTGATGAAATTGCGGACGCGCAAAGCGACCTGCTGACATTTTCCCGCACTATGTTTCGAGCGCGGCGCGGGATTGAGATGCTGCACGCGCCGTTTCATCCGATTATCTGCAATGCCCTAGAGCGCGTTGTGATCGGCAAGACCAAGCGGCTAATCATCAATATCCCGCCGCGCACCGGGAAGACCGAACTGGCGGTTAAGAACTTCATGGCGTGGGCAATGGGCATTGCGCCAGACAGTGAGTTTATTCATGCCAGCTACGCCAAGGAACTAGCGACCGCGAACGCATGGGAGACGCGGGCGATCATGCAGCATGAAGCCTATGCGCAGATATTCGGCCCGCCTCGCTTCCGCACTGACAGCAACGCTAAAGACCACTTCCGCACAGAACAGGGCGGGGTGGTTTATGCGACAGGTTCCGAAGGCACGATTACCGGCTTTGGGGCGGGCAAGATGCGCGATGCGTTTGGCGGCGCAATCATCATTGACGATCCGCACAAGGCTGGGGAAGCGACAAGCGAGGCACGCCGTGAAGGCGTGATTAACTGGTTTCAAGTCACCATGGAGAGCCGTAAAAACACGGTCGATACTCCGATTATCGTTATCATGCAGCGCCTGCACGAAATGGACTTGAGTGGATGGCTGCTGTCTGGCGGCAATGGCGAGGCGTGGGATCATGTTTGTATCCCGGCGCTTGATGAAGCGGACGCATCATTTTGGCCCGAACAATTCCCCGAAAGCGACCTATACCGCAAGCGCGCTGCGAATGCCTATGTGTTCGCAGGCCAGTATATGCAGCGCCCTGCGCCGGTTGGCGGTGGCATATTCAAAGACGAATGGTGGCAGTATCGAGACGTTGCCCCTGCCATACAATACCGCGCTATCTATGCCGACACGGCCATGAAGGCGAAAGAGCAAAACGACTACAGCGTATTCCAATGCTGGGGTAAGACCACTACCGGGCAGGCTATCTTGCTCGACATGGTGCGCGGAAAGTTTGAAGCGCCGGAACTGCTAGAGCGCGCTCGTGCATTCTGGGTAAAGCACGCTGCGACACAGGGCCAAGGCGCGTTGCGGGCGTTCAAGATTGAAGACAAGGCCAGCGGCACCGGCTTAATTCAGCAGCTACAGCGCGAAGGTAAGCCGGTTATCGGTATCCCGCGATTGGCAGGGCAGGACAAGGTAACGCGGGCTTATGACGCTGCCCCTTACATTCAAAGCGGCAATGTGTTATTGATGCGCGACTGTCCGCATTTGTCAGACTTGCTTGCCGAGGCTAGCGGTTTCCCTAATGCGGCGCATGATGATACGTTAGACCCGCTAATGGATGCTGTAATGGATATGCTGCAACCGCCTCCCCAGCCCTTCAGCAAGACAAGCGGGGTTCGTTTCTAATGAGTGGCATTTCAACGCTGCACCCTGCGGTTACGACTATCCGCCGTGCAGAATGGCAGCTTTGCCGCGATGCTATGGACGGCGAAGGGGCGATTAAGGCGCGTGGCGATTACTACCTGCCGGAGCCTACGGGTTACACAACGCTTGAAGCGGATGCCCGCCGCGCTGCTTATCGCGGCTACCTGCACAGGGCTATTTTCCCAAATTGGATGGCATCTAGCGTAGGCGCGATGATCGGGATTATTCATGGCCGCGAAATTGCGATCACCATGCCCGATGCTATGGCGTATCTGTGGGAGAATGCGGACGGGAAGGGATTGCCGCTAGAGGCGTTTCACCGCCGCATAACCCGCGAATTATTGGCAATCGGCAGCTATGGTGTTTTGACCGATGCCCCGCGTGATGGTGGCGACCCGTTCCTTGCCGGATACCGCCGAGACAAAATTATCAATTGGGACACTGACTGGTGGGTGCTTGATGAAAGCACTATGCGCCGTGATGGGTTTGTGTGGAACCAGATTAAGCAATATCTGGTGCTGGGCATTCTTGAAGGCGGTTATGTCCCGGCATTGCTAGACGAAAACGGCAACCTGATCGAACAAGTGCAGGTGCGCGCCCGTGGTGGCGGTGTGTTGCCGCGTATCCCGTTTGTGATCGGGACTGCACAAGACTTGTCGCCATTGATTGAAGCCCCGCCGCTTATCGGTGTGGCCCGCGCTGCGCTGGATTACTACCAAATGAGTGCAGACCAGCGGATTGCCCTGTATATGGGCGCTAACCCTACGTTGCTTGCGATCAATGGCGATCCGCCTAGCGCGGTTGGCGCTGGCGTTGTTCACAAGATGATGGGCGCGCCCGGACTTGAGCCTGACTTGCGATATGTGGAGGCGGGCAACGGTGGCGTAGTGGAGCGCCGCGCCGAAATGGAGGGTGCGCAAGCGCAGGCCATGATGGCAGGTGCACGCCTGTTTGAGCAAACCGCAGCGGGGCAGGAAAGCGGGGAAGCCAAAAAGCTGCGCTATGCCAGCGAAACCGCAACGCTTGTCGGAATTGCGCAAAATAGCTGTTTGATCCTAGAGCGCGCTCTCAAGAATGCCGCGATGATTATGGGCCTTCAGGAGGACGATATTGTTGTCGAAGCGCCTGCCGACTTGATGGATAGGACAATGACGCCGCAAGAGTTTGCCGCGCTGTTTGGCGTGTATAACGAAGGCGGTATGAGTTGGGAGACATACTTTGCCAATGGGCAGCGCGGGGGTATTTTCTCGCCTGAAACTACGGCAGAAGAAGAAGATGCGCGGATTAACCGTGTATTGTCACAGGATACGTCTTTGTGATATTGAACAACCTAAGCGCGATGCGTGAAAGGAATTAGGCCGATGGCCCTTAAGACTGTTATCGAAACCACCGATGGCCTCGATGAAGCCATTGCAGCACTTTACACCGAACATGACGGCAAGTTTGTCTTGCAGATTGAAGGTGTAGACGAGCATCCCGAAGTCGCCAGCCTTCGCAATGCCTATGCCCGGACTAAAGAGGATCGGGAAAAGGCCAAGGGCGAAGCTGCAAAACTGAAGGCGCAGATTGCTGAATTGGAAAAGGGCGCGCCGGATACCGCCGCAACCCAAGCCAAGCTGGCAGCGTTAGAGGAGCAATTGGCCGCGAAAGAGGCTGAAATTGGCGACTGGAAGGGGAAATACACGGGCGTTACCCGCGATCAATCGCTACAGGGTGCGTTGCAACAGGCGGGCATTAATGAGCCTGCTTTTCTGAAGGCCGCAACAGCGATGCTGGCGGGTTCGGTGAAGCTGGCGGATGATGGCACGGCTTACGTGGAAAGCTCGATGGGGCCGAAAATGCTAGGCGATTACGTCAAGCAATGGGCCGCAGGTGAAGGTGCTGCATTTGTGACAAAGCCCTCTGGAATTGGGGCTAAGGGTGGCGACGGTAGCGGGACTGTAACCCCGCCGAAGGGCGATCTTGCTGGCGATAAAGATGCCCGCAAGGCTGCTTTGAAGGCACGTTTCCCCGACTTGGACTAAGGATTTAAGTTATGTCTCTTTCGCAGATGCAGGTGTTTAACGAATACATCATGCCCGCCACTATTGAAACGCTTGGCCAGATGGTCGAGAAGTTCAATGCTGCAAGCAATGGTGCAATTCGTCTCACCACCGATGGCTTTACCGGCGATTTCCTTCAGGAAAGCTTTTTTGCCGCCATTCACTCGGCGCAGCGCCGCGTTGACCGTTACGCGGCGATTGGCGATGCGGCGGCAACTGACCTGACCCAGCTGAAGCATTCTTCGGTCAAGGTGGCTGGTGGTTTCGGCCCTATCCGCTTTGAGCCGGGGCAGCTTACTTGGCTGAACAAGCCGACCACCGAGGGCATTGAAGTCGCTTCGCGCAACTTTGCCGAAGCCATGATGCGCGATCAGCTTAACACCGCCATTGCGGCGCTGCGGGCTGCTATCGTTAATCAGGGTGCGGCTACCACGGTGGACATTACCGCTGGCACCAATGCTGTCATCACTTACAACACGATCAATGACAGCCACGCGCTGTTCGGCGACCGTTCCACCGATCTGGTGGCGCAGGTGATGACGGGTTCGATGTATCACAAGCTCATTGGCCAGAACCTCACCAACTCCAACCGCCTCTTTGTGGCGCAGGGCGTGCTGGTGGTGGACATTCTGGGCAAGGCTGCGATCATCACCGACGCGCCTTCGCTGGTAGCTTCGGGTTCGCCGGGTTCGGATACCGTGCTTTCGCTGTGCGCTGGCGCTGCGACCGTGTTTGACGGCGGCGATGTGATCAGCAACATTGAAACCACCAACGGCAAAACCCGTATCGAAACCACGATGCAGGTTGACTACACCTTTGGCCTTGGCCTGAAGGGCTACGCTTGGGATGAAGCCAACGGTGGCAAGTCGCCCACTGATGCCGAACTTGCTACTGGCAGCAACTGGGATAAGGTGGCGACCGACATCAAGCACACCGCTGGTGTTGCTGCGATTGGCGACCGCTCGTAACCGACATGAGGGAGGGGCTTTCGGGCCTCTCCCTTTTGCCTTAAGGGTGACACATGAAAATTGCATATGAGCCGCACCCTGTTAGCCCCGAACGCAAGGCGGAATTGCGTGCGCAGGGGTTCAAGATTGTTGATGCGAAATTCAGGCCCGTCGAGTTGCAAGAGGTAATCGGTGCCGACGCGCAGGCCATTGACCCTCTTGATCATGACGGGGACGGCGTGAAGGGCGGTTCGCTTCCCGATGCTGTTCATCCGCGCCGCCGTGGCCGTAAACCAAAGGTGAATTGATATGTCGCTTGGCCCTAATGCTACTCACGTTGCCGAATACGCGGCTGTTGTGACGCCTAACGATAGCGTAGACTTGCCGCTTAAGGCCCGTGCGCTTTTCGTGGGCGGCGCTGGCAATATTGCGGTTGTGACGCGTGGCGGTTCGTCTGTAACCTTCACGGGCGTTGCCGCTGGCTCCATTTTGCCGGTTGCGGTTAATCGCGTGCTCGCCACGGGGACGACTGCAACGAATATCATGGCGCTTGCGTAATGGCGCTTCCCCCCAATGTCCTGACGATTGAAGACGGCACTGACGTTGCGGGTGCTGACAGCTTTATCACGATTGACGAACTGGACGTCATTTGCCTGCATTATTTCGATCATGTCGAAACTGGCAGTGATACCATGAAAATGGGCGCGATCCGCAGGGCGTGGCTTTATCTCAAGTCTCTGCCGTGGAAGTCGGAATATCCGTTCCCTACGCTTGGCGGTGAAATTCCTGCGGACGTAAAGACCGCACAAGGCATTCTGGCGCATTACGAAAAGGAAAGCCCGAACGGATTGCAGCCTAGCGTTGTGCCTGGGCAGCAAAAGATTTTGACCCGCGTTGGTGAAATTGGCTGGACTGCGACTGGGCAGACTGGCGTTGAAGCGCAGCGGGCCGTGGTGACAATGGCGGCTGATTTGCTTAAGCCGTATCTGCAAGCGCAAACCAATTTCCTATTGAGGGGCTAACATGGCGGAAGTCGTAGGATTGTTCGGCAAGGCTGATTTGGGCAATCCTGTTCCGTCATGCGTGAATGCGCTTAGGGACTTGCTTGAACGCGCCGAGGCTGGCGAGGTTATCGGGGTGGCGCTGGCGGCGGTTAATGCCAAGGGAAGCGCGTCTTATAGCGTTGGCGGGATGATCGGGGCATATGGCCTGCTAGGCGCTTTGGACATGGCTAAGGCACACATGGTTAATCACATGATGGAAGGCGAGGAATGAGCGGCGCTAGCATCCAATCGGAAGTTGACGCGGCGCTGCGCGAAGTGGCGGTTGACGTAGGCAACGGGGAGTTTCTCGTTACCCTGCAAGTGCCGACTAGCGCGCCTGATAATCCGTGGGATGCGCCAGCGGGTGCACCTAGCGAAACAGAATTGCCCGCGTTGGTTAGCGACTTCCCGCAAAGCATGATTGACGGGACGCTAATTCAGCAAGGCGACCGGCGCGTGATGATGTCGGCACGCGGGCCTAAGCCTACGACTGCGGACAAGCTGGTTATCGGGGCGGTGACGTATCGTATCATCAGCGTGCGCGAAACCGGCCCTAGCGGAGTTCCGTTGTATTACATGGTGCAGGCGAGGGTTTAATGGCCCGCCGCCGCCTCACGATTGAACGTATCAAGCGCGCCCTTGCCAAGCATGACAGGGCCGTGCAGCGCGCATTTGAACAAGCGATTATCCAGCGCCGTGAAGCGATCAACCTTCAAGCATTGGCACAGGCCATTGAAGGCCGCGACTTGAACCGCGCTATCGAGATTGCCGGTATCACGCGGGGCGATTTATTCCCGTTCGATCAGGCAACGCGGGCAGCATACATGGACGGGGCTGGCACGATTAAGGAAGCCGCGCCCGCTTTCGCTGCGACTATCGCGCTAGACGGGAATGCACCACGGGCAGTTGAATGGGCAAGAACTCACGTAGGCGGACTGATTACCGAAATCATAGAGGACAACCGCACGGCCATTCGCGGCATTATCGCGCAACAGGTGGCGGACGGTGTAGCGCCGAGGCAAGCTGCGATTGCGGTGCGCGGGCAGATTGGCCTGACAACGCAACAGACCGGCTATGTGGCGAATGCGCGGGTGCAGTTGGAGACACTGGACGCGGGCTACTTCACGCGGGAATTGCGGGATCGGCGCTTTGACGGGATTGTGCGGCGGGCTATTGCCGATAACAAGCCGTTAGCCCGTGCTGACATTGAACGTATCACGGGCCGGTATGCGGAACGGCTGCTAAAGCATCGCGCCGAGGTTATCGCCCGAACGGAAAGCATAACTGCATTACGGGCTGGCAGGGATGAAGGTATTCGGCAGGCTATTGAACAGGGCGCTATTCGGGCGGATAGTGTGACGAAGGTTTGGGATGCGACACTTGATAGCCGCACGCGCCCCGATCATGTGGCAGCGCATGGGCAAGAGGCACAAGGCATTGACGGGCGGTTTACGCTGGCGGACGGCTCGCAGTTGCTTTATCCCGGCGACACTTCGCTAGGGGCTAGTGCATCGCAAACTATCAATTGCCGGTGTTATGCCGAGCATAGGGTGGACTGGCTTCGTGGCTGACAATCGCAAATTTATCGCAGACGTATCCCGCTTTGCCGACAAAACGGCAGACCAGATGCTACGTGTTGCCCGCCAGTCAATTCAGGATACGGTTAGGCTTGCGCAAACGACCGTAGCGCAGGGCGGCAATATGCCGGTGGATACGGGTTTCCTGCGCAATAGTCTTGTTACCGAAGTGCGTGGGGCCAAGGTTGCCGAGGGTTCGGACAGCTACACGCTTGGCCTTTCGTCACTGAAGCTAGGCGATCCTTTCGCGGTGGCGTGGACTGCGGATTATGCTATCCCGCGTCATTACATGGTGGGCGTAGGCCAAGGGGGTGGATTGTGGCGAGACAATGCCGCTGCGCAGTGGTCTAGCATCGTGGCAAAGAATGCAGCGAGGGTGCAATGACGACTATAGCTTGTGACGGCAAAAGCATTGCTGGCGACGGCATGATAAATTCCAACGGCACAATCCATGACCAGAATTGCGTAAAGGTCTTCCGACTTAAGTCTGGCGGGATCGTCGGTTTTAGCGGCCAGCCATACTTTCATTCTGTGGCGCTCGCTTACATCAACGGGGATGCCGACAGTTTGGAAGTTGGCGATGAATTTGAGGCTGTGATTTTGTATCCTGACGGCCGGTGTGAATGCATGGACAGTAAGGGACGCCGCTACCCGCAATCAATCCCCACGGCCACAGGAAGCGGCGCGCCGTTTGCTCTAGCCGCTATGGACGCCGGCCTTTCCGCCGAGGACGCTGTGTATGTGGCGTCTAGGCGCGACTGCTACACCGGCCATATCGTTACAACTTTGGGGCTAGTGCAATGACGTTTGACGAGATTGAAACCGCAATCGGGCAGCACCTAGAGGCAATGGATGATTGCCCGCCTATCGCATGGCCTAATCAGGATTTCACGCCAAGCGGGACGTATATCGAGTTTCGCCATGTGCCGAGTGACCGCGTAGATGATACGGGTTCGGGCGGTTATCCCTATCAGCTTGGCATTGTGCTGCTGACAGTCGTTATTCCGGCAGGCGGGTTCAATACGGCTGCAAATACGATTGCGCAGGCAATTGCGGATAGGTTCCCCAAGGCGCTACGCCTTGCGGCAGGGGGCGGTTTTGTGCTAATGAATGGGCCAGCCGCGCTAGGGACACCGTTTCAGGACGGCGCTTATTGGCGGCAACCTGTAAGCGTTCGCTATATTACGGAAGGCTAAGAAATGACGACTGGTTCCCACATTGGCAAGCGCCTCTTTGTTGCGCAGGCTCTCCCCGCTACCAATAACGCCGCTGGCTTTGAGGCTCTCACTTGGGTTGAGGTCAAAGGTTGGCAGGTGTTGCCGCAGCTTGGCGTGTCTCACGCTGCTATTGACGTTCCCGATGGCGCAAGCGGTTTTACGCAAGGGCTGAAGGGCGCTGGCACCGGCAATGACAGCACGATGACTGTTCGCAAGATTGCTGCCGATGCAGGGCAGGCCGATGTGCGCGAACTGGCGGACGTTGGCGGACAGGATGCAAGCGGTTCGATCAAGATTGTGAAAGCAACCGGCACGCTTGATGCTGGTGGCGTTCCGGCAGTCGAAACCGGCGATGCTGTCCAGTATGCGCAGGGCTTTTTCCATTCGTATCTCGAAATTCAGGGCGATACGACCACGCATGAAGGGTTCACGGTGAACTTCCGCCAGAATGCGGTTACGATTGAAGCCACCGAGCCTGCATAATGGATTTTGCGAAACTTGACCTTAGGGCCGCGTCGGAACGTGGCTCTTGGGTTCACTTGCACTATCGCGGCGAGCCTATCGGGGGCGATGAAAAGCCTTCCCGCATTAAGGTTCGGGGGATGGGGGCGCGGGCTGTCATGGAAGCGTTCCGGCGCGTTGAACGGGTGACTGCCCTTCGCGCCGAACGGATGGCCCGCACCTCTGACCGCGACGCTGATGGCGTGCTGATGAAATTCCAATCCGATCTAGAGGATGCAATGGTCGAATTGGTTGTCGCAGCCGTGTCGGATTGGGAAAATATCGAGTGGGAAGGCAAGCCGCTGGAATTGACGCGTGAGAACGTGCTTAAGATTTGCGGCCCCGGCACGCTGTTTTTCGGGCAGGTGAATACCGCGATTGTGGAGGAACATCGCCTTTTTATCGAAGCCGACAGCGCCTAGTCACATTCGCCGCGCAAGTCGGTTGGTTATTGGCGAAGCCTGAAGGCGATGATCAAACCCGCCTGCAATTGTTTGGCGAGACGTTGCCGGAATTGCCAGCAAGCGAACGATTGGCGGATTTGTGGCGTGATCTAGGCTATGCGATGCCGGGTATGCACGGCGCGGTTCCGTTCACATATTCGGAGATAGCGGCATATGAGGCGCTGGCGGATTGCAATTTAACGCCGGTTGAGGCATTATGCCTTGTCGATATGTCCCGCGCTTACTGTGTGGAAGTGATGGATAGAAACCCGCTGCGCAAGGCACCGATGGAGCGCGATCAATGACTGATTTTGCCCGCCTTGTGCTAGATGCTGACACGCGGGGGCTTAAGCAAGGCGAGCGCGATCTTGATGCGGTCAAGCGCCAGTCGGCAGCTACCGCCCGTGAAGTCGATAGTAATGCCAGCAAGATGGGGGCCGCGTTCAAGCGGGTTGGCGTTGCGCTTGTTGCTGCTGGTATCGGCAATGTCCTTTTTGACTTCGGCAAGCGATCCGCACAGGCTGCGATTGACGCCGAGGAAATGGAGAGCGCATTCGGTGTTGTATTCGGCAACATGGCTGCGGACGTTCGGGCATGGGCCGAGGAAACCGGCAATGCGCTAGGCCGGTCAACACAGGAAATCCAGCGCGGGGCATTGGCGTTTCAGGAATTGTTCGGGAAGGCATTGCAGCCCGAACAGGCGGCGGAAATGTCGAAGCAGTTTGCGGTTCTTACGCAAGACCTTGCCAGCTTTAAGAATTTGTCGAACGAGGTAGCGCAGCAAAAGCTGTTTAGCGGGCTTGTTGGCGAGGCCGAACCCCTGCGCGCCGTGGGCGTGTTTTTGAACGAAGCTGCGGTGCAAGCGAAGGCTGCGGAACTTGGGCTGAAGGGCGTTAATGGCGTCCTGACCGATCAAGAGAAAATCGTAGCGCGTGCTGCGATTATTCAGGAACAGCTTGCGGCTGCGCAGGGCGATGTGCTGCGGACAAGCGATAGCGCGGCAAACCAGATTAAGACCATGAATGCGGCTGTAGAGGAATTGCAGGTTGCAGTCGGGCAAAGGCTGTTGCCGCAATTGACGCCGCTTATAAGCCTGACTGCGGACGTTGTAACCATGATGGCCGAAGCCGCGCAAAGCATGGATACTGCTACGCGTAGCAGCGCCGATCTGGTGCGAGGCATCCGGACGATTAGCGGTGTTGTCGGGGATATGCTGGGCAGGTTTTCGGGGCTGCTTTCGTTTATCGGTGCCACTGGCGAGCGCCTTAGCTGGCTGCAAGATAGAGTGTCCAATCTGCTTAACCCCATGAGCGCGCTCTTGAGCATCATGGAACGCGTAGGGCGTGCGCAAAACGCCACCGATAGCTTTAACGCCAATCGGGAAGCCTTGGGCCTTGGCGCTTCGCTCCCTTCGCTTGCCACGATTATCCCGCCCGGTTTCTCGGCGAATGCGTCTAGGGATTTGCGCACGGTCACTAGCGGGATTGGAAGCGTAGGGACTGCCACCCGTTCCGCAGGTGCATCCGCCCGCGCTGCAAATGATGACTTTGGCGATCTATTTGAAAGCATCTTTCCGGAGAGCGTAACCCGCCGCCAGATGCAGCAATTGGCATTGATCGACAAGTATCAGGCCAAGCTAGAAGCAATGGGCGTTAGCCGGTCGCAGGCCCGCGCAAGCATTCTAGGTATTGGCGGGCCTGCGGACGTATCCAGCGACTTGCTTAATACCGGCCCGCTTAATGGCGAAGTCACAAAGCGCATTGAAGATATTGTGCAAGAGACAATGGATGCGCGGGTAAAGACGGGGCAGGCGACACAGGCAATTGCCGAAAGTTTCGGGCAGATGGCTGACAGGACGTTGCAGGCGCTTGACCGCATGACGAATGCTATTCGCGGCGGCGGGTTTCTTGATATTCTTTCGAGCGTTGTGAATTTCGGCATTCAGCTTGGCGGCATGGGCGTGTTCGGGAAGGGTATTCAGTCCAATATTCTCGCAGGTGCGCGGGCCAATGGCGGCATGGTTAGCGCGGGTTCAAGCTATCTTGTGGGCGAGCGCGGGCCTGAGTTGTTCACGCCAAGGGCGACTGGTTTCATTACCCCGCGTGCTGGCAACGATAACACCCGGATCAGCGTCGAGGCGTCGCCTTACTTTGACGTTCGCGTAAACGGTCAAATCGTGCAGGCGTCGCCCGCCATTATGCAAGGCGGGGCGAATGTCGCGGCGCGTCAAATGGGCCGTGCGCAATCTCGAAGGGTTCCCGGATGATTACGTTACCTGATGGCCCTCGCACGGCGACCGCCAGTCTTATTGATAAAAGCCTGACACAGCGCAGCGCAGGGCCGGGGCCTACTAATCGCGTCTTGCGTAAAGGTTCCCGATACCGCGTGCAAATTAGCATGGGGCCGTTCTATTCGGAGACGGCGCGAGCATATGTGGCAGACCTAATCGCGGCCAAGTCTGAGGGGCTGCGGATTAGCTACCCATTGCAATGGTCTCAAGGCGGGTGCGGCGCACTGCAAGTTGATGGCGCAGGGCAAGGCGGAACTACGCTTAATGTAAAGAACGGCACCCCAGGGTTTATGATCCGCAAGGGGTATTGGTTTTCAATCGAGGACGAGGACGGGCGGCACTATCTGCACAACGTCAAGTCGCCGGTTCGCATTGCCGAGGATGGCACTGCCGATATTGTGATCACGCCGGAACTCCGTCACCCATTTTTGAACAACGCAACCGTCCATATGGCAAAGCCTATGGTGGAGGGGTTTGTTGAAGGTAACGAGTGGGAGTGGCAGATTAGCGCCGATATGGTGACGCCTATCGTTTTCACCCTAGAGGAATACGCGTGAACGGGTTTACCGGCCTGCTTCGGATTGACCTTCCCGCCCGCACGGTGCGACTGTGCGATGGCGGCTTTATCACGTATGCGAGCGAACTCTATACCGCGTCCGATAGCGTGTTGGGTTCGATTGGCGGAATTGATACGATTGGCGAGGGGGCGTCTGGTGAGTTGCCCGCGCTTGACATTACGTTCAACCCGCCCGCGCCTTTGGCATTTACCGAACTCACTACGGGTGCGCTGCAACGGTCGCAGGTGCGGCTATGGCTGGCAGAATACAACGTGGAGACTAACGCGATTGTTGGCACGCCTGACTTGCTGTTTATCGGGCAGCTTGATCAGCCTTCCGTGCGGTATTCTCGCACGGAATACAGCGTTTCGATTAGCTGTGTCCCGCTGGCAGAATGGATGTTTGAGCGCGATACGGGTAACGCCTTGTCGAGCACGTTTCATAAATCGCTGTTCCCCGGCGAATTGGGGCATGATAACGCCACCGGCTTGCAGGTTCCGATTGCATGGGGGGTGCAAGGCCCGCCGAGCGGCAACGGTTCGTCAAGCGGGTTTGGCGGTGCCTTCGGCGGCGGGAACAACGGCTTTCCGAATGTGAACCTGTTTTGATGACTGAACTTGAACGCCGCGCACTGGTAACGAAGCAAACGCAATCGCAGTTTGAGGGGAAGCCCTTTGACTGGGGGAAGCAGGCAACGTGCATTCACCTGCTGCGGTATCACGCGGCGGGCATGGGGCATAATGTCCCGATTGTGCCAAGGTTCAAGTCGGCATTAGGAGCGAAAAAGGCGCTACTTGCTACCGGCTGGCAGACCTTGCCCGCGTTGCTTGACAGTATGTTTGAGCGCGTTCCTCCTGCATTTGCGCGGGTTGGTGACGTAATGGCATTGCCTGCGGATGAATGCTTTGAGGGTATAGTCATTCGGGCGGGTGTGACAAAGTGGATTGGATGGCATCAAGATGCTATAGGTTGCACGATTATTGACGCCGATATGAATGCGGCAATCGGGGCTTGGCGATTGTGAGCAAGGTGCTTAGGACTGTTGCGGTTGTCGCTGGTGCTGTTGCCCTTGTGGCGACGGGCGTGGGCGCGTTTGCTGTGGCGGGAACTGCCCTTGCTGCTACTGCCAGGACGGTTGCGACTATTGCCACTGTTGTCGCTGGTGTGGCATCCCTCGGCGCTGCTATTACTGCCCCTAAGCCTGTTCCCCGTGGCTCTATTACACAGGTGATCATAGCGCCGGAACCGCCTAGGCCATACATCATCGGGCGAAGTTACTTCGCGGGCGTAATGCGGCATCAAACCGCATACGGGCCGACGCTTAACAAAATCCCTAACCCGTTCCTGTGGCAGGTTCTCGTTTACTGCGGTGTAAGCGTAACCGCGCTTGTGCAGCCGCAATTCGACTTTGCCGCTATCGGTTCATATTACTCCGGCTTTTATGGGAACGATAGCCAGCTAGGCGCAACGCCGGAAAGCACGGCGCTTGTCCCGCCGTTGAATGCGCCCGCTCCGAATTGGACTAGCGCGCACAAGCTATCGGGCAATGCCGCGATTGGCTGGAACTTCAAGTTTGACAAAGACCAGAAGCGGTTTGCATCCGGCATCCCTGTTACAGGTGCCATTTGGGACGGGGTGAAGGTTTATGATCCCCGCCTAGACAGCACGCGGGCAGGCGGTTCCGGCTCTCACAGGGTTGATGACGAAACCACGTGGACGTTTAGTGCTAACCCTGCGCTGCACGCTGCGACCTATGCTTATGGCCGGTATCAGGGGGATACGCTCGTATTCGGGATTGGTATTCCGGATGACGGGATTGACTGGCAAGCCGTTGCCGCATGGGCCAATGACTGCGACACAAACGATTGGGAAGCATCGGGCGTAATTTTTGAAGGCGGGCCGGATGCTGGCGCGGGGCAGCGCAAGCGCAATCTTGATGATATTTGTGCGGCGGGTGCAGGCCGGTGGCTTATGGCTGGCGCTGTTCTTTCGTTCGATTGGCAGCGGCCCCGCGTTCCGCTCGCAACCTTTACGGATGCGGACATTGACGAGGAAGGCGGCGATCTTGTGACGCTGCAATCGTTCCGCGACCGCTTCAATACGGTTCGCCCGCAATACACCGATCCGGACAGCAACTGGCAGCTTATCACGGCAGAAAAGATTGCCGGTTCGACCTATGTAACCGAAGATGGGCAGGAAAAAGCGCGGGCCTATCCGCTTAACCTTGTCTCGAAAGCGGAACAGGCGGGGCAGATTGCCACCTATGCCATGGCCGATAGTCGTGAGATTGGCCCGATTACAATGACGTTCGGGCCGGAATGGCGGCAATACAAGCCGGGGGATTGCCTGCGCTGGGAAAGCGATGAAACGGGGTTGGAAAGTGACCTCGTTATCGTTTCGCGGGTGTTTGACCCATCCACGTTGAAGGTGACGTTTACGTTCAAAGGTGAAACCGCAGGCAAGCACGCGTTCGCTTTGGGAGAAACGGCAGTCCCGCCGCCCACTGCGATCATCGGGCTTACAGGCGAGGAACGCGATAACATTGTGACAGAAACGGTCGTCAATCCGGACATTGCTATTGTTGCGGGCGGGGCGCGTGTGGGCCGTGAGCAAAGCAATGCTGGCACTGCCGACAATGATAACTGGCAGAATATCCTTACGCTTGTGCTGCCCAATTCACCGGCAGGGCGTGTTAATCTCGGCGGTGGCGAGGCGCTTTCATCGCTTACGGTGGTGTCTGGCACCGGCACGGCAGATTTTGAAGCGCGGCTGCAATTGGACGGGGTGACGATTAATAGCGTTCCCTCGCAAAACTTCGTTACGGGCGGGGTGATTAGCTTTGTCGATGTGGCGCAATTGTTTGCAGGAACTCACGCTATTACATCTGGTGACCGCACGTTTGCGATTGACCTTCGTCGCACTTCGGGAACCGGCACTATCTCCGAAACTTTGACTATTCTAGAAGTGGTGGCGATCTCGTCCTAAGCCTAGAATGTCGCGGGTTTTAATGCTAAGGATGACGGCATGAATACGCCCTATACAGATTGGCTTGCGACACTTGGACGCCTTCGCGCCGATCTTCCGCCTTGCGTTCGGGGCTTGGCGGTCACTCATACTTTGACCTATCCGGGCGATCTCACAACGGCAACGCTGCAAGGTTCGGTGAAGGCCGCGCCGGATGCTGCTACCGAACTGGCTGTTTTCACAATCGGCACGCCTGTTTTTGCGGATGGCAAGACGGTTTGGACGTTTGGCCTTGCGGCTGGCACTGGCGCAAATGCTACCGGCAACACCGCGCTAAATAGCGACGGGCCGGATGGTGTGGACGTTTGGATTTATGACTTGCTGCTAACGATTTCTGGCGGCAGCGCCGAGCGTATCGCTGGCGGTCTTTTCACTATTTCCGGCTTTGTTACTGAGGTTTGACCGTGGCGAATATCAATGTAACCGTTTCAGAAGAAACCGGCATCGCGGTCTATGTGGGCGAGAATACCGCAGCCGCAGCCGCCAGCGCCGAGGATGCTGATGCAGCGGCTCAAAGCGCAGCGGATGCTGCCGCCTCGGCGGCTTCATCTGCCG